AGATATGGATTCGGAAGATCCATTTACATACCAAATTGAATTTGAAATTATAAAACCCCAAAATGTTGAAGATAAGGATACATTATTTAATATTATTCATAAAATAAAAGATTTATTTATTATGTTAGAATAGTATATAGTATGTTCATAGTTTGGTTACTTATACTTATAATTGTAATATTTATTATGATACGAGAAGCTGATAATATTACAGGTGAACGCGTATCTATTCTTGGATTTTCAACAAAATACTTTCACATGTCAAATGGTGAATCAAAAAAGATGTATGAACAAATGCGTAAGGATGGTATACCCGACGAATCACTTAAAGAATTTATCATGATGGAAGATCGTTTCCTTAAACTTGAAAATTTATCGGTGTGTACACAAACCTCGAGAATAATTGAGGCATTCGGTCTTTCTAAAGAAATAAAAGATAGATTTCTCGGGTACGATTTTTCATATCACGCGAAACACCTTAAACAAATTTCCGAACCACATAAACTTATAAATCGAAGTATAGTATGTTCGTAAGGTATAAAAGTGTACGTCGATGTGTCCCAGGTTCCATCTTATGTATATTATCGAATATGAATATCATAAGATTTTGGTCATCGGGGTCACGATATTTTTCTAGATATTCTTCTGCATTATCACTGTTTATAAAATCATCTGTACAATGGTATTCAATTTCTAATTTACCCATAGTAGTCCCACCTTTTCTTTCAATGCTAATATAATCTGCTAAAGTATAAAATATACTATCTATAATGCTCGACAAAATATATTTATCCCAACGATCTTTATAATCTATAATAAAGTCATTTGTATTTTGTCGGACACGGTTTAATAATAGTTCTCTCGGATCGTCCATCTTTTTATTTATTTTTGCGGTTATTCTTTAACGCTGACGGTGTATTTTGTTGAAGTTGACGTTTTATTGTAACGTAATTCTTTATTTTACTACTATTAAGAGCGTATGTTTTTGGTAAATTCGTCGCATATTTTATAACGTTATTTACCATATTTTTACCAAACTTACCATACAACTTTTGTGCTTCGTTTCTGAGAAGTTTTTTCTTAAGTGCATTTTCTTGGTTAAGTTTCATGTTTTTGACCATAGCTTTTTTGATGTCGTTTGCGATCATCTTTCTTATAACACCGTTACGTGTAGTTACATTAAGAGAATTATTCTTTTCGGCCTTATTCAATTCTCTCTTTACATCACGTACATTTTTATCCAAATCCATAACTTTACCATATTTTGCCATCCATTTCTTACCGTACATTGTAACGAGATCGTTTCTTATACCCGTATCATTGAGTTTTCTTCTCCGATTGGTGACGTTTCGACTTCTTTTCATTTTAAGTGCGTATTCCATTTCATTTGCAAGTGAATTTGGTGAATTTGCTGTATTTGGTTTATTTTGAAGTTTATCACACAACATCTTTACGGTATCTTTATCGTCAATAGTGATACCCTTAGATAATGCCATCGCAACGAGTTGGTCTTTTTTCATTGTTCGACATAATTTTCCATTTACCTTTACGTTGGACACCCCTTTCTCAATTGCATCGAGTGCCGAACATATAACATTTTTAGTATTTTTTTCACGTACCCCAACAACACCCAGCTTTTTAGCAACGTCGAGTAAAACGGGTTTTGTAAGTCTATCACATTTACGTCCACCTATTTTCATTGTACCGTCTTTATCATAAGAAATAGAAACGTTTTTAGCTGTACTTTTTTTCTTAGATGTACCCCGTTTCTTTGGTATTTTAAAACAACAGTCCGATCCCTGTGGGTTTTTACGAACTTCAAAACCATTTTTACATGGTGGGCGACGTGGTTTAGGACATGTTGTAGACATTTTTACACTTTTCATCATAGGAAGTTTTGGAGCATTTACATTACGGTTTACCAAACCCATTGTGTACCCTAAAACATGGAGTAGTTTTACCATATCAACACCTACTTTATATGCATTTTCAAGATCATCCGGGTCACTTTCACCCTGAACTTGAACGACACCCGAACCAAGTTTTCCCGATTTAGTCGATAAAACAAAATTATGATCTTTATACGTTATGTATAAAAAGGGTGTCAATTCAGATTCGTAACTAACACTTTGTGCTTTTATAGGATTTTGTTGAGAAATTCTTGTTAAATCAAAGTTTACGTTTGTATTAAAGAAACCAGCAATATTGTTATATTCAATTTCGTTATATAAAAAACCTTGTTTTTGTGTATATGTATCAATTAAATATTTACGCAATGATTCGGGTTGTTTTTTAAGATTACTGGACCCTAAAAATCCACCAGAAAATCGTATTTTACCATTACTGTAAATAACAAATGTGAATTTTTTTTGTTCGGTTCCATCCATCGTGTACCCACTTAACTGTACCGAAAAGAAGTCCTTTTTTAAATCACCTTTTAAGCCAAAATTAGATGTGTGTATGGCACCCGTCTGAAACCTCCCGTAATACCCTTTAATCTCGTTAAGATCTAATGTTAAACCGGGTGCTATTTGAGCATGTCCTTTTGGTTTTTGTTTTAAAATGTATTGTAAATCGACACGCTTTTCATCTTTTGAAAACTTTTTGTTTACAAGGACGTTGTACATACCTGGATGAAATTTTCCAATTTTAAGACCACTTTGTTTAGATGGTACCACCTTGGATTCAGTCTGAATAGATATATTCGAATTTTTTACGAATTGCCTGGGATCCATATCTTAATCTAACGTAATATTTTAATTAATATTCGTTGCCAAATGTAATATCTTCATTCACTATATCTACACCAAATATGAACGCCTGTCTGGGGTAATTACGACCTTTGTATGTAAGTGTTACTTCACGAACTTCTATTTCACGCTGACTGAATGGACCAACGTAAAAATCCTGTGTAAAACGAGGTTTACCAAGATTATTTGCTTGACAATGTGAATTGAATAACGCAACAAATTCTTTTTGTGGACAAAATAAGTCTTTCCCGTATTTTACACCCGTGGATTGCATGAAGTTTTCAAGTGTACTTGCGATCGTTGCGACTTGTTTTTGAACCGTCTTGAAATATTCGGGGACGACATTCCAAATATCTCGATCTGCGTACTTTTGTGCATATTCAAGATAAGCACGAATACACTTTTGAAGTATGATGGGTAATTCTGTATCAAGTTTATATTCAAGCGTTGGATCGGCATCTTTGACCTGTTTACCAAAGTTCCACGTAAGAATACGACGCAAAACACTACCTGAATTATCTTTCCAGTTTGGAACTTCATTACCACCAAGAATACCGGGTGTTGTCCATTCAAACGATTTAGCTTTTTCGTGTTTTACGGCAATAGATACGTCTTCACCAGACACAATAGACTGAAATTCAGCCTGTTCGAGTTGTAAATCACCTTTTACTTCAGGGGCTATGAACATAAATGCATCATAAATAGACGATAAACCAAATTTCTTTTCAACATTATTTGAAAGTGTACGTACATCATCTGCGTTATAGAATTTACGAAACACCTTTGTGATAAGTGTCGATTTACCAGAACGTGCAATACCTTTTAAGAAAGGTATAACCTGCCATGTATCTATATCATTTACACCAAAACATAAACGACCACCCATAACATACATCCATTTGGATACATCTGAATCAAACTTTTGGTACTCGAGAATCGATTGGAAAAAGGGTGTTGGAATATCATACCAGTTTTCGAGGTGTTCGTAATTCGTAAATTCCTTATCAAAATATTTACAACTTACAATGGTTTGATCAAGATTTTTAAATTCACGCGACTCGTACGTATAAAAGTTCGATTCATAAAGCCCCGTTTGCGCAGACCACTCTTTACCTATAAAAATCCCATTTTTAAACGACCAGACGTGTCTATTTTTAATAATCTCTGGAAATTGCATATCTTTACAGTGTGTTAAATGTCGAATAACGTCGTTATATGCCGATCCACGACTCGATAAATTTTTCCAAAGTTCGTATCGTGTTTCTTTCTGTGCAACCCCATAAACATAATCCTGTATTGTTTCGACCTGTTTCCATGCACGTGTATCTTTACCATCTTCGGTCTTGATTTGTGTACAACAGTACCCCTTGTATCTTTTAACATTCGTTTCGTAAAGGTTTTGCAAACACGCGAGAATTGCCTGTTGGTATGGTGCCAGTTCTTCTACCTTTTCCATGGTCGAACACCTAAAAATAGATGGATCTGATTCTGGGTTTATAGGAACATACGTCGGATTATTGATACGTTCGTGTATACGCGCCGCTCTAAAAATAATTTGCCATGCATCGTCGACTTGATCAATAAGACGATTTATACGCATGGATATTTTCATATCTTCATCGTCTTCGGTATCTAAAAGTTTTAAAACTTCAGCCCGATGATACATTTGTCCCAACTGCATTTTTAGGCGTTTGTGGTTTCCAGAAACAAGTTCAACGTCAAACCGAACGGGTAATCCCGTTTCAGGGTCGAGGTCCTGAGGATTTATAAAGTTTTTATATCCAAGTTGGAACGATATCATACTATTATCCGTAGTATTGATGTCCCACATATCTTCTAGTTCTGATAGAAGGTGCATAAACTCTTCAGGGTTGAGTGATTGAATCTGGTTAGACCACATAATAGCATTGGATTCACGTTGATTTGATTCCGAACTAATAAAATGTGTTTCCTCCATTTTCTTTTATTACATATGGATTATTTTTCTAAGTTAATTTTTTGCATCTGAGATAACATTTTTATAAGAATTTTGTTTTGAACTTCCATCTGTCTGGAAATATTTACCAGTGCAGAGCATACGGTATCCCCTTCTTCGGTGGCGAGGACCGAACTTAAGAGTCCACCAATATCCATCATATACGGTTCATCTTCGAATTCATCTTCAAAATCATCGATATCCGGGAGTTCACCTCCGACTGTAGTTAAGTCATCTTCTTCAATATTCGATCCAGTTTCGGATCCATATTCTTGTTCTTCAATTTCGCTATTTTCCTCAATTTCTTCGACTGGTTCAAGAAGGGGTTCTTCTTGATCGGTCATTTCTATATACCAGGAAAAATAGGATCGGGTTTTTTCGCAGGTTTCACCCGAAAAAAAAATCTCAGCCTATAGTACAAAAACAAACAATATGGCCGGTGGTCTCATGCAACTCGTCGCCTACGGCGCCCAAGATGTCTACTTGACTGGTAACCCAAAAGTCACTTTCTTCCAGGCGGTTTACAAACGCCACACTAACTTTGCGATGGAAAACATCGAACAAACTGTCAATGGTACTGCCACGGCTGGTGGTCGCGTTTCCGTCACGGTCGCCAGAAATGGTGATTTGATCTCGGACATGTACGTTGAATTAACATGCCTTACGGCACCAGTTAATACTGAAGATGCGTGGATCGCGGAATCCGCGATCTCCACTGTCGAATTGTCCATCGGTGGTCAAAGAATCGACAAGCACTACCAAAAGTGGTGGAGATTGTACGCGGAATTGTACATGGACGAATCCGCGAAGTTGAACTACGGTAAAATGACTTCGGCTGTCGCGGACGACGAAAAGGTTTACTTGCCATTGATCTTTTTCTTTAACAGAAACCCAGGATTGGCCTTGCCATTGATTGCCTTGCAATACCACGAAGTCAGAATTGACATCGACTTGGCGTCCACGTACGCTAACTTCGACTCCTTGAAGGTGTGGGGTAACTACATCTACCTTGACACTGAAGAACGCAGACGATTTGCGCAAAAGGGTCACGAATACTTGATCGAACAAGTCCAACACACTGGCACGGACTCTTTGGCGACGGGTGGTGCCACCAAGCAAATCAGATTGTCGTACAATCACCCAGTCAAGGAATTGGTCTGGTGTACCACTAAAGCCGCTGCGATGGCTAATGACGATAACAATTTGTGGAACTTTACTGACACCCCAGCCATTATCTCCTCCAACGTCACTGTTCTCAATGTCGCTTCCAACGTGTTCGTCAACCCATCCTCCGCGGGTGCGCCACAATTGCTCTTGGACTCCACGGTGCCATTCGATGAACAAACTTCGGGTCCACTCGACTCCTTCAAGTTGGTCCTCAACGGCCAAGACAGATTCAAGGAACAAGGCGGTAAGTACTTTAACCAAGTCCAACCATTCGTCCACCACTCCGCCTCCCCAATGCCAGGGATCTACTCGTACTCCTTTGCGCTCAAGCCAGAAGAGCATCAACCAACGGGTACCTGTAACTTCTCCAGAATCGACAACGCGCAAGTCTCCATTGCGCTTAAGTCTGCTTCGGCCAAGGAGTCCCTCAACATGTTCGCCACGAACTACAACGTCCTCAGAATCCAATCGGGTATGGGTGGCCTCGCCTTCTCCAACTAAGCGTCTATTAAGCGTTTAAAAATTTAAAAAATAAATAAAATTTACAATTTAAAAATTAAAATTTAGACCAAATTTTAAAGTTTAACACCCAGAACTCGACGCAGTTTTTGCATAACGTTAGGATCCGGAATTGATTTACCTAATTCGTATGAAGAGATAATATCTGTTGATACGTTTATAAGACCCGCGAGATCTTTTTGTGTATATTGTTTTGCAACACGTGCCCGTTGGATCGTTAATCCTGTTTCTTTACTGACTTTCTTATGTGTACCGGCCAATTCAGCTTCGTCCAGTTTCTGTTCCGGTGATTTTCCCGAATATTGACCCCGTTTCGGTAACCTAATTTCTTGTCCCATGAACTTGACATATTTTTCTTTTTCACGTGTTTTATCAATTTTACCACGAATAACGACTGGATCCCAATCTTGGTAATGGTTCATTTTGTTTCGAAGAGACTTAAAATTTTAAGTAGTGATACTGATATAATGAATTTTATAATTGGAATATCAGTAACTTTTACCGTACTTGGTGTTATAATCTTATCACTTTTATGCCCAAAATCGTGTTGTGATGAAACTGAAACATAAAGAATTACGTGTGTAATACGTTAATGGAACCTATATATACATTCTTAATAATTTTTGGAACTGTGTGTGGTTCGTGTATGTTGTTTAATCCCGTGGTTAAATGTTATTATTACTGTTTCCCGTATAAAAAGGAACACGTTGTTGAAATATAAAGATTTTATCATATATACTAGTAAGTATGATAGAAGTCTACACAGACGGAAGTTGTTTAGGAAACCCCGGTCCCGGTGGTTGGGCGTATATTATAGACGACTTTATAGGTCGAGGTGGTGCTAAGGTAACCACAAATAATGTAATGGAAATGACCGCGGTCGTAAAAGCACTCGAGAAGTGTATAGAATTAGGACACGATACCGTAACTGTATATACAGACAGTAACTACGTAAAAATGGGGTTACTCGAGTGGTCGAAGAATTGGGAACGTAACGGTTGGAAAACGAGTAAAGGTGAACCCGTAAAGAATAAGGATTTATGGATACACATGTTATACTTGTTACGTAAAATTGATTTTGTTGATATAAAGTGGGTCAAGGCACACAATGGTAACGAAAAGAACGAGATTGTAGATACACAGGCACGAGAATATGCTTATTTATTTTCTAAGAAAGAGTAATGGGAGACGATACTTCAGAACAACATCATTGGTGTCCAAAACAAGAACAACTCCTAATCCGATGGGCCGAAAAGGCTGCCGGGTACCGATGGTTACACAATCACGCGCGTATGTTTTATAAAAAACAAAACGATTGGTTATCGTACCCGTGTATAGTTATATCGAGTATTACAGGTGTTGGTGGGTTTGCGGTTTTAAGTCCTAATGATCAAAACATGTCGACTGAACAAAAACAAAAAATTGTTATTTTTCAATATTTTTTTGCGTTTATGAATGTTATTGCTGGGATACTTACATCAATATCTAAGTTTAACAATTCTTCGCGTATGATGGAAATACACTCAGTCACGTCCGTCCAATACTCAAAATTTTATAGGAACATTGATATGGAATTATCACTCGAAACGAAATACCGCGAAGACGTTTTAGATTTTGTGAATAAAGTGCGTTTAGAATACGATCGATTACTTGATGAAGCACCCGATATACCCAGTCATACTATAGATGCGTTTAACGAAACGTTTCCCGATAAAGAAAACAAACCTGACGTGTGTAATGGTTTGAGTATAATATCAAACACTATTACTACCGACTATGACGATTCACGTGTATCAAAAGCTATAAAAAAATGGATGATACGTCCAAAAACACCCGAAAAAATATTACCAAGTCCAAGACAATCAATGGATTTAGAGTCTCATCCTTCGTGTGGGGTATAAAGATTATGGTTTATATATGAATATGATCCTATAGCTCAGTTGGTTAGAGCGCGGTGCTTATACAATACTAGGTATACCTAAGTGATTTTATCGTCACAAATGCAACGCCGAGGCCGCGGGTTCGACCCCCGCTGGGATCACACCTACTTTTTAGATGTACTGTTCTACATGTAAAAAGTTTTATTAAAGAAAAAATTTCAGTTCTTTTTGTTTAATTCGAATAAAGTATATTCTATGAATACACTTGGACTAGGATGGTCCGTCATCACAAGTTCATCCTCTAGATCACCTATAAAACCTGCTTTTTCATGTTCGTCGATGTCATTATATATGTAATTGATAAGTTTTACATTTCTTGATGCGGCTGCTCCTACCATAGCGTAATGTACACAATGTCTAGGGTAACTACACTCTTCATACAAATACTTAAATGTTTCTAAACCCGTATCGTGGTTTTTACCGAATGCCGCAGCAAAACTTAAATCGTCTTCATCTTTTCTCATATCATCACCGTCATTGGGTATTTCTTCTATTATTTCATCAATTTCGTTACGACGTTTTTTTAATTCGTCGAGTTCACCGTTTTCACACATTTTCCAGATAGATTTCATTTTGCTTTTTAATTACTGTAACTAAATAACTTAACTTAGGTTTCTAATGTGTTAAAGATATACCACGTTAAAAAGTAAATGATCAGAGTTTCTTCAATTCCCCCGTCCCCCGAAAATAAACGTAACCAAATACGTAAGAACATTCTCGAAGGTACATACAGTAAAAAAGTAAATATTGCGTTTCAAACGTTCGAAAACCCACGTCTTCAGTTCAGGTTCGCAGAAGCACTCGACGAGGCGGATGAAAAGTGTTACGTTTCGGGAACATCAGAAGAGTGTTTTGCGGCGTGGCAAGAAGTTGATGAATTGGAAGATTCATTGATGCGTCTCGGTGTAGAAGTATTTCAAAACTATAGTATGCGATACGGGTCATTACTCAGACGAACATTCAAACTTAGATGGAATGTTCGTAACGTCGAGGACCATCACGTCATACCAAAAGAGTTCAAGAGTCACCCAATTATTGAAAAGGTAAACTATGATATCCACGCGAGTGAGAATATAATCATGATGCCGCGTGAAATTGGTAATTTGCGTGAGAATAGACTTACACACAG